TCTTTTTTCAATAGCTTTAACTACTTCTAAACCGTCATCGGTTTTAAACCAAGCAGATATAGCTGAGTATGGGTGTTCTTCAAAAGGAACTTCAAATAATTTTCTACCATTACTTGCCCATTGGAATGATCTGTTATCACCAGCTAGTTTTATAATATTAGCTTCAACAGCTTTTATTGCAAAGTTTCTTAGGTGAACATCATCATCTTGCATTAAGTTTAAAAACAAAGCTGATCTTTGTTTAGCAAACAACAAAATATCTCTTTGTATTTCTTTTGAAGTCATTTGAGATACAGCGTTACCGTATTCTACTCTTAAAATAGCTTCAGCTTCATCTACTGATAATTGTTTTGCCGCAATTAATGCATCAACTTCTAAGTTTATAACATCAAGTTGATCTGTTGCTATCACTTGTATATCGTGTTCATAATACATTTTATCTTTTAACGGATGATAAAGTGATAATAGTTTTTGTAAGTTTTGCATTCTTCCAGGAACAAATAATGATCCATTTCTAAATACAATTCTACCAAGTGTTATTTGACCTTTTTGTTCATCTACAAATGGTGAATTTTGATTTGTTGCATATCTTAATTCTCTTTGTATTTGTTGTTCTTCGTCCCACCAAAGCAAAGGTCTTTTCCTTGAGTGTCTTCCTGGTATTGTAAATACCAAAGGTTGTTTTATTCCAGATAGAATATAAGTTCTATCTTTAATTTCCCATTTTTCCATAATATAATATAATTAAAAAGTTTATAAAAATAAAGGTGAGGGTGCCGAAGCACCCATACCTTTAATTAATTAGATGATTGATTAGTCACCATGTACTGCGTCAGTTTTCTTCAATAATACGAAGTTATTAGCCGCTTGAACACATAAACATCTCTCAGATAAGAAATGAACGTTCATTGCGTCTTCATCACTTGTATAATTTCCACCAACAGATCCAGTGATCCATGATTTCATTCTTCTATCATCAGCTTCAGAAGCTCTATATCTAACGTGTAAGAAAGGTCTTTTTACGTTTTGACCAAGAATTTGATCATAAACAGTAGAAGTACCAGCAGGTACTATAATACCTTCTACATCATCAGCATTACCTCTTGTAGTACTGTCATTTAAGTATTTCCAATCAGTTTTATAGAAGTCATAAGAACCTCTTCTAAAACCAGAGAAACCTAAATTAAGTGCCATATCCTCTTGGTTGTTGAATACACCATAAGATGTTCCACCAGAACCATAAGAATTTTGGTTTGCTAACATTTTGTCAATCGCTAAAGCAATATCTCTGTTAGCGAAGATCATGTTTTCTTCAATAGATCCTTGCTTATCAAGCTCTTTAAGGATGTTATCAAATTCTACAATACCTTCACCTGTACCAGTATCACCAAAGTCAGCATCGTTATAAACAATACCTCTTGATTCAACTGCAGCGAAAAGACCTTCAGAACCTTTAGGAGAGAATGAAGTAGCACCAAAAACGTTTCCTGGAGTAATAGTTACACCAGAAGCAGTTTTTTCAGCTTCAATCATTGCCATTTCTAATTGATCTTCAAATCTTAGTCTTGCTTCGTGCTCAGACTTTAGATACCATAAGTATCCAGAAGTTCCTATTTCAGAAGTTACTTCAACCCAACCAATCTGAGCAGTGTCAGATCCGTTTACACTATACTTGTCTCTAAGAATAATTGGCTTATTGCTATAAGAGTCAAATTTAGCGTCAATTGAGTTACCAACTCCTGAAGTTCCTTTTCCGTATTCAGAACCATAAACGAATAACTTAATTCCAGTTATTGCAGCAGATGATGCGTCATACGCAGATCCTGCAGCAGAGAAATCAGCTACACTATAAGGTGCCGCTACGAATGTAGGGTTACTAGCGTGAATGCTAGTGATATAAGCTTTAACAGTGTTTCCACTTTTACTTACAGCGATAGTATCACCAACTTTAAGAAGCGCCTTCTTTTGAGCCGCTGTTTGTCTTAAAGAAGATGGACCAGTTGCGTCGTCAATCAAAGTGAACTGAGAGTTACTGTGATCGTCTTGTACAATCTGTACATCACTAAAAGCTACGTGGATTCTGCCTTGCTCTGACCATACGACTTCATCAGAAGCCATAGGCATTTCAGCGCCAACCATTTTCAAAAAGCCAGAGATAGTACGGTTACCGTATCTTTCTACCTCTTTCTCATATACTTCAGGAAGGAACTGTTTCGCGAAGTTAAAATCGTTACCCGCGATGTTTAAATAATTACTACCCCATAGATCCTTAGTAGGTCTAGGAGTAAGGTGCATTAATTCTGCACCAGTTCCAGCTAATGCCATAGTTTTTAAATTTTAAGGTTTAATTAATTTTGTTAATTTGTACGCGAAGCTTGCTCGAATCATCACCACTAACCACTTTAAACTTAGTACCTCCTGCAACTACATTTCCATGTTGTTGATTTGGATCCATGTTAACATTTTTAGCTTTTGCCATACTTTCTTTTATAGCATCAGCTTTTCCTTGTTGATAAAAGTGATTTGCAATAGCGTCTGGATTATTGGCTGTAAATAAAGCTTTGTGATAACCTTGTGGATCTGTAAGTTGTTGTTTCTTATCTAAGAATTTACCAACAAAATTGTTGATGTCACTTTGGGTATCTTTTACTTTACCTGCATCCTTTACATTGTACCTGTATCTTTTGTCCCCAACTTTGTATTCAAAACCTTTGAATTCATCGCTGAACAGTTGTTCTGTTTTCGACGTAAATACATTCCTTTGTTCCTCTGCTAATTTTTGATTTTCCGCACTTGCTTCATTGTATCTATTAAAAAAATCAATGGCTTTTTTTTGATCAGGCGTTAACTTAACACCGGCCTTGATCTCCTCATAGTACGTGGATTTTAAGCCATCCAAATGGCTCTTAGCGTTTGCAACTTGCTCTTTTAACGCTAATTTTTTACGTTTTATGTCTTTTTCATCATCTGCTTCCGTATCGAATGCAAATTGATCTTCCATCATAAAACTAATTTCATCATCAGTAAGATGACCTTTAGTTTGCTTATAGTATTCTCTAAGCAAAGTATTATCATCAATATTACTGTAGTCTTGATTTAATCTAACATATTCTTCAAGACTTCCACCAGTTTCATTCATAAAGTCTACGACTTTTTGTATGTTTTCTGGTAGCTCCTGACCAGTTTGTTGAGCTTCTTCTACCGCTTCTTCAACATTATCTTGAAGCTTTTCGACTTGCTCTTCAACTGCTTCTTTTACTTTTTCGTCAGTTTTAACCTTAGGTTCTTCATCTACTATCTCCTCTATAATAGGAGCTTCTTCCTTAACTTCTTCCTTAACCTCTTCTTTTACTTCTTCCTTAACCTCTTCTTTAGGTTCTTCTTTAGGTTCATCTAAGCTTACTTTTGTAACCTCTTCTTCAACCTTTTCTTCTTTAAACTTATCTAAATTTACCTTAACTGGTTCGTCATTATCTTTGTTAACAAACTGTTTTGGAGTTTTAGGAAGTTTAACTTTCATATCTCCACCCTCTTCTTTTACTTCAGGGTTTTTGATTTTATTTTCATTTTTTGACTCAGTAGGTTGAATTTCTTCAACTACCTCGTCGGTTTTTTTCTTAGCCATAATATAATATTATATAATTAAACAAATTTATCTAGGATCAAAACCACCTAGACCTATACCACCTAATATATCATTACCCGCAGATTCAAAGTTTTTAGGTGGTTTTCCGCTTTTTCTTTGATCTATTAATTCAGATTGTTGAGATGCTTGGATTTTAGTCCTTTCATCTTTACGATCTTCCTTTTCTTTTTCTTTTTTACTTATGACACCAAGCTCCATTTGCTTTAGTTTCATGTTTATTTTAAACTCATGATTCATTAACTCTTTTTTAACTTGAGCTTCTTTCATTAATTTACTTTCTTCTAATACAGCTTTACCTTCTTCTAACTGCATTTGAGTTGCAACTAAAGCTTGATTTTTCTCTACTTCAGCTTGTGCTGCAACCTGTTGAGCTTGTGCGTTAGCATCAGCTTGAGCTTTTATATTTCTTTCTTGCAACTCTTGATCTCTTTCTTGCTTTTTCTTTCTTCTAACCTTCAACATCTCATTAGCTAACTTAACATTTTTAATATTCCTTATATCAATAGCATCTTCAAGATCAATTAAACCTTTTGATAAAGCTATTTGAATATTATTCTCAAGCATTTGTTTTTCTTCCTCATCAGGAGCAAGTTCTATAAATATACCAAAATCATATAAATGTAAATCCGCTAATTCATCTAACGTACCAACATTATGGTTACCTATCCTTTGTATAAATGCTTCTCTTGTTGGAGAAAACTCTAACACATCTGATATTCTTAATGAAATACCTTCTGCTACCTGAGTGGTTAAATATAAACCAGATTGCAATATATGTCTAGTTGCTGTATTACTATTAGCGGCTGCTAATTTTTGTATACCAACTAGAGCATGTTTATCTGGTGTGCTTGCATCACGTGCCTCGTTCAATCCGGTCACGTCTCTGATCATTTGTAGGTAGTAGTTATATGTTTGTATTAGAGACTGTAATTTTTGTCCTCCTGATCCAGCTTGTATCTCCTGAATAGGTACTTTACCTGGATTCATATCACCCTCTTGCGTCATTGATCTACCAATAACACTACCAGTTTGGAAGAACATGTTTAACGCTTCTTGTGGATTATAGTTTGTCCCATTACCAAGATCTATTTCAGCTAAACCATCAGCATCTAAATAAACACCATCTGGTACCATTCTAGCTAAAACCTGTTGTAGCTTTAAATGTGTTAACTGTATCATATCAGCAAAAGTAGTTGTTCTACCTACTAATGATTCTATTCTTCCTTTATACATTCTTGGAGCACATATACTATAATTCATTTTAACTTTAGTATAATCACTCTTAGGTCTCATCATGTTTGCAGCAAGTCCCCATTTAAGTAATTTGTTACTACCAACAACTAAAGCACCTTCATATAATACCTCTAAAGATCTTTTTAATTTACCAAACTGTTGTTCTAATACTTCAACAGGTGGATCAAATTGATCATCTCTTAATATTATTTTTTCTGCACCAGTCGCTGTTTCTTTTACTTTATAAACTTCATTCATATAAGTTTTATAATTAAAATATAAAACTTGCACAGTATTCTTATCGTTTTCACGTGAATCGTTTTGCGATTTGAATAAACCAGAAGATGTGAAACCAGACGCTGATATTTCTCCAAGTTCCTCTTGTGTTATGTTAGGAAATTGTTTTTTAAGTTCATTTATAGGTATGTTTTTTACTTCACCAACATAATATAAATCATCAAAGAATGGATCTTCTGTATAAGACCATACTAAGTTCGCTGGATCTACATATTCTACTTTAATACCCTCAGTTTGTGTAAAATGATTTTTAACAGCTCCAATACCTAGTACTGTTAAATCATAGTAAAATCTTTTTCTTATATTCTCGTATTGATTACCTTCTAAAACAACATTAATAGCTTGTTCTTCAGCTAATTCAGAAGCTTGCTTGTAAGACAATTGCATGTGTAGCTGTAATTCATCTTCTGAATCAGGTAGTTCTTTAGGATTATTTTCTTGTAATTGAATACCAAATGCCTCTTCAGCAAAAGCAGCTAACTCTTTAGTCTCCATATCTCTTAATATAGATTCCATATACTCTGTTCTTTTACTAACACCATATGGATCCTGTGAAAATGCTTTTACATCATAACTTCTTTCAGCAATACCATTTACCACTATATCTACAAACTTAGGTATAATAGGTACTGGTTTCCAGTCTAAATTAAGATAAGACAAATCACCGTTAATAGATAATTCATCTTTATATTTTTGTATTGATTGTTCTCCTCTAGCGTAAAGTCTAAGTTTATGAAATTCATTTTGATTATTATAAAATCTATTTACGCCTGAATCTTTATTGAACCATTCACTTTCTATAGCTTTAGCAACCTTCAAACCATATTCTGGCGAAACCTTTTCTTGATCGCTTACTACTTGACTAGGAAAAAAACCTTTTAATGCTTGTTCGGCCATGTTATTGTTTTATTAATTTTGAATGCATACCTTTATTTTTATATTTAGCTATACTTATATTTAACTTTTGTTTTTCTACTTTAGCATAAGGTGTATATAAATGTTTATTACAAGCCATAATCGCTAAACCTGAACTAATAGTAGCATCAAACTTTGTTCTTTTTGTTATATCAAATCTAGCCCAATCATTTAACGTTCTATTAAAATACATATTACCAGGAAGGCCATCCGATCTTTGACCGACATGTTCCTGTATGTACATTTCAATAGCAGCGGCGTGAGCTTGTTTAACATCTTCACTAGTATTTGGTATGCCACCTATTTCTTTTTCTGCAACTGATAGTTTATTCCAAACTTTATCAGGTCTATTCATAGAATAACCTCTATAACCTCTTCTTTTTATATAATATAGTAATCTAGGTTTGTTATTCTCACATAATAACGGCATTCCGTAAAATACTATTGCCATTAAAACGTCTTCAAAAAATATTTCTGCAGTTTGTGGTCTAGCTATATATTCTAAGAAAAATTGACTAGGTGGACAATCTTCCATACTAAATTTAGTTAAACCGTGTAAAGAACCTTTAGATCCTTTACCATCAACAGTACCTGATATATCGTAACTATCACAACCAAAGGCACCCATGTGTTCATTACCTGGGTATTTTCTACCATTGTTGTTTACTACTTTGTTTTGTAAACTTGCTTTTGGTACCCAACTAACTCTAAACCTTCCTTTTGGATCTGGATAAAATTGTACTTTAGTATCTTTTATACCGTTTACCCATTGAAAATTTCCAATTGATATACCTTGATTTGTTTCTTCGTTGTAATCTATTTGTTCGTATATTCTAACTAAATTAAATATACTGTTGTTTGCTTCATCTCTAAAAGCATGTTCTTCTGTTCTTGGGAATTGACGATAAAATTCATTTAAACCGTCTTGATCGTTCTTTAAACCATCAGCTTCATTTTGCCAATGCTCTATAACACCTATATCAATTAAATCTCCCCATGGATCTAATCTTTCTTCTTTTGGCGTATTAAAAACAGGTATACCATATTCATCAATAAATCCCTCGTAGTTCCATTCCATTGGTATAAATAAACTGTATAAGCCAGAATTAGTTTGGCCATTACGGTTTCGTTGAGTAACATCTGAATCATTGTATAATTTTTTA